CAAATCCGAATGGACACTGACGACACTGGCATACAACTGCAAACGTCTGAGCAAGATGATCGCCTGAGAGACGATACAGACCATCGCATCCAGAGGAATAAAACCTCAAACCCGACAGACTGCTAGCGGAGCGAAACAACTGGCGTGAGGCCGTTACTGTTGGGAACCATCCTTTGGCGCGGAAACGTAAAGGGCGCGGCGGTGGCCGGGAATATCACTGGACGATTTTTCCGATTTCCGCCCAGACGGACCTGCAAAAACGCGAAATAGCGCGTAAGAAAAAAGCTGAAAAGCAGCCCTCAACACGCGGCAGCACCGCCACCCGCGTTGACTGGGAATGGTTTGAGAACCTGCCCGAATCCCGTCGTCAAAAGGCCCATGACCGGTTAGCGGTGCTTGAGGCGATTACCAGTTTGCAACGCGGGGCGTTGTCAAAGGACCAAGCGGTATCGATTGTTTCAGCCCAGCAACGCGTTGGGGCATCGACCATTTATACATGGTTCAAGCTGGTTGAAGGGCTGGACCGCAAGGATTGGCTGCCAGCGCTGTGTCCGCGTCATACCGGGCGCACCAAAACCACGGAATGCGACCCGCGTGCGTGGGAATTTATCAAGGCTGACTGGTTGCGGCTGGAAAAGCCGCCTTTTACAGCCTGTTACCTGCGCCTTGAAATGGCGGCAAAAGAACATGGCTGGCCGATCCCGGCGGCACGGACATTGGAGCGGCGGCTGGAAACAGAAATTCCCGCCCCGGTGCGGGTGTTGCTGCGTGAAGGCAATGAAAAGCTGAAAATGATGTATCCGCCGCAGATACGTGATCGCAGTGAGTTTCATGCGATGGAAGCGGTCAATGTGGACGGGCATAAATGGGACGTTTTTGTGCGTTTCCCGGATGGGACAATAACCCGCCCGCTGATGGTGGCGATACAGGATTTGTATTCAAACAAATGCGTCGCGTGGCGGGTGGATAAATCGGAAAACTCCGACCTTGTCCGGCTGGCATTTGGCGATCTGTTTCGCGATTATGGCATTCCTGACCATTGCTGGCTGGATAACGGGCGCGGCTTTGCGGCAAAATGTATCACAGGTGGCACCCCGAACAGATACCGGTTCAAGGTTAAACCCGAAGAACCAAGCGGGATATTGACCGCTCTTGGCATCGGCATTCACTGGACAAAGCCGTATTCGGGGCAATCGAAACCGATTGAACGCATGTTTCGCGATTTTTGTAACCATATTGCCAAGCATCCGGCCTTTGCCGGGGCCTATACCGGCAATAACCCGACGGCCAAACCGGAAAATTACGCGAGCCGTGCCGTCCCGTTAGACGATTTTCTGAAAGTGGTTGGCGAAGGCATTCGTCAGCACAATGCGCGGACCAAGCGCAAAACGCGGGTTTGTGGCGGATTGCGGTCGTTTGATCAGGCATTTGATGAAAGCTATGCCAATGCGGTGATCCGCAAGGCAGCGCCCGAACAGTTGCGCATGTGTTTGCTGGCAGCGGAAAAAATTCGTACCGACAAGCGCAGTGGCCGGATTGGGCTGATGGGCAATACCTATTGGTCCGACTGCCTGCTTGAGCATGTTGGCAAGCCGATCATGGTGCGGTTTGACCCCGATTTTCTGCATGACAGTGTTTATGCCTATCGGCTGGATGGCAGCTTTATCGGCGCGGTTGAACTTTGGGAAGCCAGCGGCTTCCCTGATCGTAGTGCAGCACGCGATCATGGCCGCAAACGTCGCAGTTTTGTCAATCTGACGAAACAGGCCGCCGAAATCGAACGGTCCCTTTCAATCGACGAATATATGCGGCTGTTGCCCGATATGGATGACGCAACACCAGCCCCGCAACCCGCTGCTGTTCGCATGGTATCGGGCAATCTTGCCGCCAAGGTCGAATCCGAACCGGCTTCAGAACAGGATATTAAAAACGAATTTTCACGGAATTTCCGGGCGGGCCTGAAGGTTTATCAGGGTGGCCGGGATGAGTGAGGGCGCGCCGCGACCAAGCAAAACGCGCCCTCGTGACCAACAAGGATCAACAGGAAAATAGCATGAACAGAGCAGTCACGACAGAACATACCTTTAGCGATGCGGAGATCGAAGAAATCCGCATCGCCTGCCAGTCGGTGATGGAAGCCGAGGGTTTTAGCCAGGCGGATGTCGCAAAACTTACCGGTATCAAATACGGCACCTTTACCGGCTGGTTCAAGGGCACCTATGCAGGCAACAATTCACGGATTGCAGGCGATGTGCAGATCTGGCTTTCCGGCCTGGGGGAACGCAAGCAGGCCGCAGCGCGGACACCGCGCCTGCCAGATTACATCGAAACCCCGTCTACCCGCGAGTTCATCGATGCGCTTGCGTTCGGTCATCTATTACCGGAAATCGTGATTATTGCCGGGGGTGCCGGGATCAGCAAAACGACGACCTGCGAGCATTATGCGCGCACCAATCGCAATGTGTGGCTGGCAACGGCGGACCCGAGTTCCAAGGGCACGCATGGCCTTCTGGTGGAACTGGCCGAGGTCATGGATGTGACAGAGAAGCATGCAGCGAAACTGGCGCGTGCGATTTGCCGCCGGGTTGAAGGTACCCAAGGGCTGATCATTATCGATGAAGCGCAGCAATTATCGACAGAGGCGCTTGATCAGATCAGGTCGATCTATGATCGGGCGCGCGGCACCGTTGGCGTTGCGCTGGTTGGCAACGAGCAGGTCTATGCACGGCTTGAAGGCAATGGTCGCAAAGCCGAGTTTGCCCAGCTTTTTTCCCGCGTCGGGGTGCGTATCACCCAGTCGCGGCCAAAGGCCGAGGACATGTGTGTTCTGATCAAGGCCTGGGACATTACCGACAAGGAAGAAATCAAGCTGCTTAAGGCCATCGGGCGCAAACCCGGCGCGTTGCGTGGCATGACGAAAACCTTGCAACTAGCCACGATGCTTGCCGCCGGTGCCGGGGTGCCGCGCTCGATTGAGCATATCAAGATGGCCTGGGACAAACATTCGTCCTCGTTCGTTTCACCGTCGGCGTAAGGAGGGAATGATGCTTAGTCAGAAACTTTCAAACGTGACCGGGGCGTTGCGCAAAATGGCGCATCAGAGCGGGGGTAAGCTGGTTCTTGATCCCTCGACCACCGATATTTTGCTGACCAATTTGCAGGAACTTGCCGACCGGCTTGGCAGCTATGAGCGTGCAAACGGGCCGGTGTCTGCCGGGGAGCCGAGCCTGCTGGCGATTGAGCGGGCGGTTTCGCGCGGGCAAGTCGTCAATCTTGCCGATCGGCGGATGGTGAGGGGTTTTTCAAGCCCTGATGATGGAGGATCGGCAGCATGAACACGATTACGGTCGGCTTGAGTGCAGACAAAATTTATTGGCATTCACGCTGGTATTTCGAGACGCCTGCGCGGTCTGCATCGCGCCCGAGTGACCGGTGCGAGATTGATGTCGGGCGTTCGCGCACCGGGGCATATGTCAGTTATTGGCCGTCAAACGAGGCTGCGCGCCTGGGCAACAACATCGTTTTGCCGGTGCGGGATCGTGAGAGTTTTCGCCGCGCCTGGCGCTATGCCCGGCTGTGGCGGATTAACGGCATCGCCCGGCATGTGTTTTGCCCGCCGAAAGGCGGTGTCGCATGAAGCGCTCCCGCATCCCCTTTTATCGCTTTTGGCTTCAACAGGTTCGCTTTTTGCGGACATTGCACGGGAAAACATCATGAATTCGTTATTCACCGCGCCGGTCACGATGGCCGACATTGAACAGAAAACCCAGGGCTATGCTGCCGCCCGGAACGAGCTTGCCGAGGCTGTTACGGCCTTGCAGGAAGACCTCGACAAGGTCAAGGCCCGCTATATGGGCATGATCCGCAAACAGATTGAGAGTGTGCGCGAGCATGAGCATGAACTTTCAGCTCTGATCACGAAAGCGCCTGGTCTTTTTGAAAAGCCGAAATCGCGCACTTTTGCCGGGATCAAGGTGGGTTATGCGAAGCAGCCCGGTCGCCTTGAATGCCCGGATGATGACCAGCTGGTTGCGGCGATCCGCAAGCTGTTTCCGGGCGATGCCAAAACCCTGATCAAGGTCACGGAAAAGCCGGTCAAAACGGCCCTTTCGAACATGCCTGCCAAAGATTTGAAACGCCTTGGTGTGTCGGTGGTCGATGCCACGGACATTGTCATTGTCAAGCCGCAGGACAGTGATGTCGACAAGCTGGTGGCAGCGTTGATGAGCGAGGAGGAATGAGATGTCTTTCGAGGAAATCGCCCCGCCGCAGAAATACAGCACTGTGGCTGTCAATCCCGATGAAATCATGATTTCAACCCGCTGTGTGCGCAAGTGTCAGATGCTGGTGCTGCGCTTTGGCGAGGATGCCGTCAAGCGCCTGAAGCTGCGCGTTGGTCATCACTATCTGGCACGCTGGGGCACAAACGAACATCAGGGCAAGCTGCGGTTAAGCGAGGTTTCTCACGGGTGGGAATTGAAACTGCCCAAACGCAGCAAAATTGCCCAGATCACCTTTTCGCGTTTGCCTGCCAGTTACCAGGGCAAGCAGTTCGCGGGCAAGCGTATTACCGCCGAACAGATCGACGGGGTGCCGGGACGTTCGGAACCGTTTGTTCAACTGGTCCTGCCGGTGGATTTCTTTGCGGAGCCTGATCATGAGCAAGCCTAAAGCGCAGGATGTGTTTTGTGTCGAGCTGGTTGATCAGGCCCTGATTTACGTGATTGCCCGGTCGGCCAAGGGGGCTTTGAGCGTTGCCGCGCACAGCGGTTTTGCCCCGGATCGCAGCAAGAAAGCCCGTTTGGTTGATGCGCTTTTCGCCGAACGGGCGATCAACCGCAAAACCCCAAAGCAGGAGGCTGCGTGATGTATGCCTATTGCTATGGCAGCGGCGATATTCACATCGCGCCGGATATGCCGGTCGAGGCAACGCTTTTGATGTCAGGACCGGAATCGATCCTGCGCTGGCGCATCGGCAACACAAGGCGGGTGCCTGGTATCCCAGCCGAAGATTATGCCGGTGAAAAGCAGGCCATCGCCCAGTTCAAAAGGTTTCTTCAGGCACCACGCGGCAAGCTGCGGGGAGCTTGAAGAGAAACCGGGGCCACCCAAACCTGTTACGAGTTTTTGGTTTGGCCCCGGTTACTGCCTTAGCAACGAACAGGTTGCGGCCTGTTCCTTGGTGCGGCGGCGTGGGCGGGAACACGCAGTGCTGACGAGTACGGGGCCTATTCGGTGGTAGCCGGAAGGTTTCACGATAAGGACAGGCATTACGCCAACAGCCTCTGTTGTTTGTTCTGTGATCTGGATGATGCGGGTTCAAATCCTGCCAGCCCATAAGCCGGAGTAGCGCCCGGCCCGCACCAAATTTGTCAAACAGAAGGTGAATAAAAGGAAACTGACCATGACGGATGAAGCCAAGCATTCAACGAAAATTACCATCGACGGTGACACTCTGACCCAACACTTGCGAGGCGGCGTAGCTGAGATGGAAGACGAAGAGGCGATCAATCATATTCTCGACCGGGTTGGAATATCCCGGTCAGACGCGATCAATTTCATTCGTGGCAAACGACGTTTCGCTAATGACGCGAATAACAATCTCATCTTGGTCGATGCGTGAGAGACAAAATGACCAAAGCCCCTGCACATAACCCGGATGCACGCGCCGCCCTTGCCGATCTGGCGATGGTTGCTGCCGGGTTTGTGCGCGGGGATCGACCACGCGGGGCAGCCGCGCGGGGCCGTCTTTTAACAGCCTTGCATCATGCGAATGAAGTGTTGAGTGCCGGTAAGGAAGAGGCTTTTAGCGCCGATGCCTTTGCCGACCCTGAACAGTTGGTTCGGGCTTACATCGAGGCCGGTGGGAACTGGCAGAAACTCGTTGCGACCGTGAGCCGCCTATCCCTTGAAGGAGCGACACGCCGTCATGAATAACCAGTTGATCAAACAGTTTGTCAATTTGCGACCGACGGGGGGATTTCGTGTGATCCTTGCGGACCCGGCGGTGAGTTTTGATAACTGGTCAGCGAAGGGCGAAGTCAAAAACGCCAAGGCGCATTATGACTGCATGAGCTTTGAGCAGATTGCCAAAATGCCGGTCGGTGCCTTGTGTGCCGATGATTGTGTGCTGTTTTTGTGGGTGACATGGCCGACCATGCCGCACTGGCAGAACATGATTACCGGCTGGGGCTTTACCTTTGCCGGTCTTGCCTGGGAATGGCGCAAATTCAACCCGGAAACCGGCAAATATGCCTTTGGCCCCGGTTATGGCACGCGCAAAAATCTTGAGCCCTGCCTGATGTGCACCAAGGGCAATCCATCGCTTAAATCTGCCTTGCCGGACGATTTGTTCGGGATGGGGCGTGCGCCTGCCGGGGTTCATTCGGTGCGCGACTGGATTGAATGGTGGCCCGAAGATGAAATCCGCGCGCCACGCCGTGAGCATTCCCGCAAACCCGACGAACAGTATGGCCGCATCGAAACGATGTTTGACGGGCCATATCTGGAACTTTTCGCCCGACAGAAGCGCAAGGGCTGGGCCGTATGGGGCAACCAGACCGACAAATTTGGAGAGGTGGCATGAAAAACCAGTTTCCCCATTACGCACTTTCGATCCGGCAGCCGTGGGCGCATCACATTTTGTTTGACGGCAAGACGGTCGAAAACCGCTCCTGGCTTACGCGGTTTCGCGGGCCGTTTTTGATACATGCGAGCGCCACCTTTGACGGCGCGGCGGCGGAAAGACGCGCCTTCATGGCGGATCATCCTAACAGCCCGCTAGGTGGCATTGTTGGCATTGCCACGTTGACCGATCTGGTCACGTCGCTCGATAGCAAGTGGTTTCATGGTCCCTACGGCTTTGTCCTGACCGACCCGAAACCGCTGGATTTTGTGCCCTGCAAAGGAAAGCTCGGTTTTTTTACGCCGGACATTGATTTTGCCCTGCTGAAAGTGAGGGTGTGATGAGTGGTACCTGGTACGACGATGCGCGCCAAGTGATTGCCGAGCTCCACGCAACGCTTCCGGCGGATTTGCCTTTTCCCGAGCGCGTTAAAGCGGTGCGCGATGCCTATCCCTACGGCGAGCGAAAACGCTGGCCTTACAAGGCGTGGTGCAAAGCACAGCGGGACTATCTGACGCGGTTTGTGGCGGCAGAACCGAGGCCGAAAAACCTGCCTTTGACGCCGTTAGAGCAGTTCATTGAAACATCAATTCATTCCGGGACGTCAGGAGATAACAATGGCCGAGCATGAAAACATCCTGCGCAAAATCAAATCCTGCCTCGCGCTGGCGCAGTCCGACAACCCGAATGAGGCAGCGGCGGCGTTATCACGCGCCCAGGAGTTGATGGAGAAATATGGTGTCAGTCATGATGATGTTGCGATCAGCGATGTTAACAGCAGCACCGCGAACAGCCGTGCAGGCCAGGTGCCGCCGAAGCATATCGTGATGCTTGCAAGTATGGTGGCGCGGGCCTTCGGTGTCAAAACGGTATATCGCCCCTATTATCAAAGTGACAAATGGCGGGCGCGTTTTGAGTTTTATGGTCTTGATGCCAGCCCCAAGGTTGCGGCCTATACCTATGAAGTGCTTGAGCGGCAACTGACAAAAAGCCGCACGGCCTATATTGGCAGCCTGAATAAACGTCTGAAACGCAGTACCAAAGTGCGCCGGGGCGATATGTATGCCAGTGGCTGGGTTCGCGCGGTTGCCGACAAGGTCACATCGCATTGCGCGACAGAGGCGGAAACCAAAGCCATTGAAGCCTATGAGGCAAAGCAATTTGGCGACAGCTTGCAGACCATGACCGGCAGAGACCTTAGCGCCAAGGCGCGGAACCATGATTACGGGGCGTTGGTGGATGGTCTGGCCGATGGCAGCAAGGTTGATTTTCGCCAGGGTGTTGCAGGTGAGGGCCAGCAGGTGCTGACCGGTGGAGGTGACCGGTCATGACGGCCCTTCGCAAAACGCCCACAAAACCGAAAAAACCGGTCGATCCTTATCGCCGTCGCCTGTATGGCAAAATTGAAGTGGCCAAGAAAGCGCTTGGTCTGGATGACGATGCCTATCGCGACATTGTTGCAGCCCTGTATCCCGGCAAAACCAGCCGCACCCAGCTTGGCACAGCACAGCTGGTGGATCTGATCGAGCATTTCAAATCGTTGGGTTTCAAGCCGAAAAAAAAGGTGGCTGCCCGTGCTGGCCGGGCGCGTTTGGCCGATGGTGTTACGCAACGCAAAACCCGCGCGCTGTGGATATCGCTTTATCATCTTGGTGTTGTCTCAGACCCCTCTGAGAGGGCTCTGGGAGGGTTTGTCAAACGCCAGGCGAATGTTGATGATGTGGCGTTTATGTCGGTCGGTGACAGCTACAAGGTGATTGAGGCGCTGAAGGCCTGGGCAGTCCGCGCGGCGGGTGTGAACTGGTCGCCTTATCAGATTGGCTATAGCGAAACCGTTGAAAACCCGCGTTGTCGAATTATTGAAGCGCAGTGGCGGATTTTAAATCCCAATGGCGCGCAAAGCTCGCTGGCGTGGTGGGCGCAGGATTTTGTGGGCAGTTCCGCTGCCATGTCGCACTGGCATTTTTCAGACAAGGAAGCGGACCGGGCGATTGAGGAGCTGGGGCGACAGGTGCGCGCCCTGAAGGGCGGTGCAAAATGAATATTAATGCGCCGGTTTATGCACCGCTCAATGCCCAGACCATTCACCGCAATAACTGTTTTTACCATGTGTTAAAACGCGCTCGCGCGCGCCGGATTGCCCTTTCAATGGCGGAAGCCGAAAGCCTGCAAGATGCGCTGCGCCGAATGGAACCGGTGTTTGTTTCTGAGCGCAGTCGGTATCGCATCCCGGTGCGTCATCGCGGGGTTTGGCTGATCGCGATTTATGATGCGCGCCTGCATGTGTTGGTCACCATCTGGCGCGATAGCAAAAGGGTGCGGTGATGGAAAAGCAGGTTTGCCCGGCATGTGACGGATCAGGATTATTGTGGATCTGGGCGTGTCATATTTGCGCTAGCACCGGGTTTATAAAAAATCCGAAGGGGCCAAGCCGACCAAGCCGCAACCGCGAAACCGGCCCGACGCAATCTGATAGAATACCGGGCTTGAGCAAGGGTGCGGGAAATGTCTAATCACCCGCTGCCGCATGGTTTGACGCAGATTGCCGAGGTTGCTGGCATTGATGCCGCCTTGACCCTGACCCTTACACGCGGTGGATCGCGGTTTCGGATTCCGCAGCGCGCGGAAGGGTCTTTGCTGGCGGAAATTGTCGGGCTTGACGCGGCACAAAAAATTGTGAAGGATCTAGCCGACGAGCGCATTGAAATTCCGCTGGCCAAAAAGATTGTCGCGGCCTGGCTTTATGATCAGGGCTGGAGCCAGGAACGGATTGCGATGCGGTTAAAGGTCAGCCGTCGTACCGTGCAATACTGGCAGTCCGGCACCACACCGACCCGGCAGAGTGACCTGTTTTCCGCACTTTAAAATCCCGTACCAAAATTCCGCAGCTGTCAGGGGCGCAAGTGTTGCGCCCTGATATGATTTAGGCGGATCGCGCATCCTGCTTTCAACATTGTTGGAGCGGGATTTCATGTATTCCAGAACCTTTTCAGAGGCTGTTAAAACCGTCCTTTTGCATGAGGGCGGTTTTGTTAATGACGCGACCGATCCCGGTGGGGCGACCCGTTACGGGATTTCGTTGCGCTATCTGATTTCGCTTGGCGAGATCGATCTGGATCATGACGGGTTTCATGATTTCGATTTCAACCGCGACGGCGATGTCGATGCCGACGATATTCGCCAGATGCCGCGTGAAACCGCGATCACGATCTACCATGACAACTGGTGGGCGAAGTTTGGCTATGACGGCTTGCCCGGCGGTATTGCCCCCAAGGTTTTTGACCTGGCTGTCAATATGGGGGCGTTGCAAGCACATAAATTGCTGCAACGCGCCTGTCGCGCCTGTGGCGAGAACATTGCCGATGATGGCGTGATTGGCCCCCTGACCAAACGGGTTTTATTCGATCTTGATCAGTGGGGGGCGATGACGGCGTACCGGTCTGAAACTGCCGGGTTCTATCGCGGGCTGATTATTGCCAAACCGAAATTTGAAAAATATCGCGACGGCTGGCTCAGCCGCGCTTACGCGTGAGGGGATGATGGGGGCTTTGCTTGCTGCCTTAACCGCTGCACCCGCCCTGTTTGACGGGGCGCGCGCGGTTTATAATGCGGTCACCGGCACCGATGATGCCGGGGAAACAGCGCAAGAATTATCACAACAGGTTGATGCATTGCCGCCCGAGCAGCGCGACCGCATCATTGCCAGCGTTATCCAGCTTCAGCAGCTTGATACCGAGCGTTTTATGAACCTGACCGCAGGCGATGCCGACCATGTGCGGGCCACAGCGCGCCCGCAGATTGCCTTGCAGGCGATGGGGGTTATTCGGCTGTTTGGTTATGCAATTTCGGCGCTGTTTTTCCTCGCGGTTGCGGATTGGGCAATGAAAATTGGCGGGTTTTATTTTGGCTATCAGCTACCGGGTTTTTCGGTATGGGCCAGCATTGCCGAGGCCAAACCGGTTGCGGAAATGATCTGGGCACCGGCGCTGGGGGCCTTTTGGGCCTGTGTAAGCGTGATTAAAAAATACATGGGTTGCCGCGAGCGCGACAAGGCGATTGAGGCGGAAATCCGGGCTGGTCGGCCACTCGATGCGACGTCGGCAACGGTTGCAGCTGCGAGCGAGGGTGTGGCGAGCGTGATCAAGGCGTGGCGGAAGTGATGGTCGATATTATTGATGCCGCGCAGGAGCTTGAATACCGGCTGCGAACGCAATCGCTCGCCTGTCACCGGGTGCGGGTTACCGAGCTGGTTTTGGAAAACTGTGTGGAATGCGGAGAACCGATACCAGACGCGCGGCGCAAGGCGTTGAGTGGGGCGTTGCGCTGTATCGATTGTCAAAGTGAATTGGAAACGGGGAGCCGGTTGTGACGCTGGAAATGCTATCGAATTATGGCTGGGCGTGCGTGTTGGTGTTGCAAGGATTTTTTGCCTGGACGGGCTGGTCGCTTAAAAAGCGGTTCGTTACACGCGAGGATTTTGAAGCCGACATGAAAAAGCTGGCAGACGTGTTTTCGCGCGACCTGGGCGACATCGGCATGAGGATTGATCATGCGACAGACAAGGTCAATTTGATGGAGAGCCGGTTTGCTGGCGTGCCATCGCAGTCGGAGTTTCATGAATTAAGCATTGCAATCGAACGGTTGTCGGGGCGGTTGGGCGGGATCGTGCAGCGGGTTGAGGCGGACGCCGAAAACCAGAAACGGGTCGAACGTGTTCTTGATCGTGTTGAAACCTATCTGCTGAATGCGAAGGGAGGCAAGCCGTGAGCTACCGTGATTTTGTTGCTGAAAAACGCCGCCTGACCATCTTGCGGTACCTTGCAGAAGAAAACGGCTATTCCGCTAATGACAGCGTGATGCATTCAGTGGTTGAGCATTTCGGGTTCGGATGTTCGCGCGACATGGTGCGCGGGGATTACGCGTGGTTGCGCGATATGGGTATGGTTACTGTTGACGAGATTTCCACCACTGTGCATGCCGCCACTATTACCCAGCGTGGCCTTGATGTCGCCGCTGGCCGAGTACAGGTGGCCGGGATCGCGCGGCCCGGTCCGGGGGCCTGATTATGGCGGTTAAATCAAAGATCGAAACCGAGCTTTCGCAGGATGACCTCAAGGATTTTCGCCATTTGATGGCAACGGGTCGTTGCTCGATCGACAGTCTTGTCGAATGGCTGGCAAAACGCGATTACGAAATCTCGCGATCCTCGGTCGGGCGCTACAGCAAGAATTTTGAACGGGTTGCGGCGCGCTTGCGGGAATCGCGCCAGATTACCGAGGCGATTGCTACTGAACTGGGCGAGTCCGCTATTCAGGGCAAGCAAGGTCGGTTGCTGGTCGAAATGACCAGGTCGATGGTTTTTGACTTGCTGATGAAGTTACAGGACGAGGAAGCCGACCTTGAGACCAAGGATGTTATGATGCTTGGTAAAGGGCTTGCCGATCTTGGCAAGGCTTTGCGCAATGATCAGGATTTCGAGACCAAACTGCGCGAACATATTGCTGCCGAGGAGCGTAAACGCGCGGCTGACATGGTCGAGAAGGTTGCGGCGAAAACCACCAAAGGGCTGTCAAAAGAAGCCGTTAGTGCCATCAAGGCCGAGATCCTTGGCGTTGGTAATTAGGTGCGACCATGCAGATTGCAGAAACCCCGCTAAAGCCCGTAGCGTTTGATCCATCAAATTTTGATGCCGACGAGGTTTTGCTGAAATATCAGCGTGACTGGATAGCCGATACATCCGACATCAAACTTGCCGAAAAATCGCGCCGGACCGGCCTGACCTGGGCGGAGGCTGCGGACGCGGTATTAACCGCAGGGGCGGCAAAATCGGCGGGTGGGGATAATCATTTTTATGTTGGTTCCAACCGTGAGATGGCGGTGGAATTCATTGATGCCTGTGCGATGTGGGCGCGCGCCTTTGACCAGGCGGCGGGCGATATCGAGGAAGAAATCTTTACCGATGGCGACAAGGATATTCTGACCTTCAATATCCGGTTTGCCAGCGGGTTCAAGATACAGGCATTGTCATCGCGGCCCAGCAATTTGCGCGGTCGCCAGGGCAATGTGACGATTGATGAAGCCGCCTTTCACGACCATCTCGACGAGGTTTTAAAAGCAGCCCTGGCCTTGACGATGTGGGGTTCGAAAATTCGTATCATTTCGACGCATAACGGGGTTGAAAACCTGTTTAACGAATTGATCGCTGACACGCGCGCGGGCAAGAAGCCCTATAGCATTCACCGCATTACCCTTGATGATGCCTGCGAACAGGGCCTGTATAAACGTATCTGCCAGATCCGGGGTATTGCATGGAGCCCACAGGCTGAACAGGCTTGGAAGGAAAAGCTGCTAGCCGGTACCGCGTCGCGCGAAGATGCGCTGGAGGAATATGGATGTGTGCCGAAATCGGGTGGCGGGGCGTATTTGTCACGCACCCTGATTGAAAGCCGCATGCATGACGCGCCGGTTATCCGGTTTGAGGGCGATGAAGCCTTTAATCTGCTTGAGGAGGCCGCGCGCGATATCGAGGTGGCTGCATGGTGTGAGCAATATCTGTCCCCGGTGCTGGCCGCCCTTGATCCCACCGACGAGCATGTGTTTGGCGAGGATTTTGGCCGGTCTGGCGACTTGACCGTTATTGCGCCCATGGCAATCAAACCGGCGTTAAAACGTGTGGTGCCGTTTCTGGTTGAGTTGCGCAATGTGCCGTTTCGATCCCAGGAACAGATCCTGTTTTATATTGTTGACCGGTTGCCGCGTTTGCGCGCCGGTCGGCTTGATGCGCGCGGCAATGGGCAATATCTGGCTGAACAGGCGGTTTATCGCTATGGCGCGTCGCGCATCGAGGCGGTGATGATCAGCCAGGCCTGGTATCTCGATGTGATGCCAAAATTCAAAGCGCGGTTTGAAGATGATTTGATCCTGATCCCGCGTGACCGCGATGTGGTTGATGACGTGCGTGCGATTCAGGTGATTAAAGGCATTCCCAAAATTCCCGATGCCAAAACCGGCGATAACAAAAACCGCCACGGCGATGGGGCGATTGCCCTGGCAATGGCGGACAGTGCCGCCGATGGCGAGAGTGCGCCGATAGAATTTACGTCAGCGCCCAAAGGCGGGCCGTTTGGTCGCGGCAGCGTACATGACGATGACGAACTCGACGATGATTCCGACGAAGGTTTTGCTGCATCGGGTGCCTGGTAAGGAGAGATGATTGTGAATTTGAAATCAGTGGTTAAAAAAATCTGGGGGGGCGACAGCCAGGCGCTTGAGGAAACCCAGTCAGACGCCAAGGCGCGCGTTGGCCAGCTCAAACAGGAATTTGCCAATCACCCCTCGAAGGGGCTGACGCCAGACAAGCTGCACCGCATTCTTGAAGCCGCTGAACAGGGCGACCTTTCCGCCCAGTCAGAGCTGTTTGAGGATATGGAGGAAAAAGACCCGCAGATCGGTGCGGATATGGCCAAGCGCCGCCAGGCGGCATCCGAGCTGGAATGGCAGATTTCGGCACCGGACGGGGCCAGTGCGGCAGAAACCAAGGCCACCGAGTTTTGTTCGGAGGTGTTTGGCGGCATTGAGGTCGAGGATCTGATTGGCGATATGGGATCGGCGGTCGGGCATGGCTGGGCGCAACTGGAACTACCGTGGGACCGTGAAGGAACGGCGCGGCGGATTTGTCAGCCGATCTTGCGCCCGCATAGCTGGTTTGCCCTTGATCAAAATGACCAGAATAATATCGTCATTAAAGGCCTTCAGAATGAGGACGCACAGCTTTGGCCGTTGGGCTGGGTCTCGCACCGGCATCGGGCAAAGCCCGGTTATGTGGCGCGCACCGGGTTGCACCGGATGCTGGCATGGCCGTATTTATTTCAGAATTACGCGCTGGGTGATCTGGCGCAATTGTTGGAAATTTACGGGTTGCCTGCCCGGATCGGTCAATATCCGCGCGGGGCAAGCAATGCGGAAAAAGCCGCCCTTTTGCGGGCTGTGACCAGCCTTGGCCGGTCGGCAGCGGGCATCATCCCCGAAGGCATGAAGATTGATTTTTTAAATGCTGCCGAAGGCCGTGCGGATGTTTACCAGGCGATGCTCGACTGGTGCGAACGGGCCAAGGCCAAGGTGATTTTGGGTGGCACCCTAACCAGTGGCACCGGCGAAGGCACCAATACAAACGCGCTGGGCAATGTGCATGAGCGGGGCTTAAACAGCCTGATCCGGTCTGACGTGCGGCAATATGCCGGGACGATCCGGCGTGATATTTTATGGCCGATGGCAGCGCTTAATTTCGGCATCGAGGATTTACGCCGCGCACCGAAATTCTGGCTCGATACGGATGAAACCGAGGATTACAAAACGCTGTCAGATACGCTTCCGACCTTTGTCGCTATGGGCATGAAGATCCCGATATGGTGGGTGCATGAAAAAACCGGGATTCCGACTGCGACTGACGAAGACGAGGTTTTGCAGGCAAAAGCGAAGCCTGTGCCATTTGCCCCGGGAGAAGCTGCCCCGGGAGAAAATGCCCCCGGTGATCAGAGCGATAATAAAACCGGTGTTGCGGCGGCGCGGATCGCTGCTTTGAAGTCCGGTACTGCGCTTTCCAGCGATGCGGTACCGGCACAGATCGAAACGGCCCTGAAGATCGACCCGATGACAGGCTGGATCGAGCAGATCCGCAAGGCGGTTGATGACGCCGAGAGCCTTGAGGCGCTGCGTGACCGGCTGGTGGAAATGACCGCCGAGCTTGATACAGGAAGCCTTGCCGATGCGCTGGCCGAGGCAATGGCGGCGGCTCATCTGGCCGGGCGCTTTGATCTGATGGAAGGGCTCTGACATGGCATCGTCTGCGCAATATGGCAGTGTTCCCTTTAAACAGCAGATCGATTTTTTCAGATCCAAGCTGGCCATACCGACCAGGGCCTGGACCGACCTTTACGGCGGCGAGCATGATCATGGTTTTATGGTGGCCGGGGCCGCCAAAATGGCGCTGGTCGAGGATCTGCAAGCCTCGATCACGAAGATGATTGATGAAGGTCTGACGATTGCACAATTTCGCAAGGAATTTGATGAGATCGTTGCCCGGCATGGCTGGGATTACAAGGGCGGGCGCAACTGGCGCAGCCGTGTGATTTATGAGACCAATTTGCGCCAGTCCTATCATGCGGGGCGCGAAGCGCAGATGGCGGACCCGGCCTTGCGCAAAAGGCGACCATACGGACTTTATCGCCACGGGGGATCGTCTGATCCGCGACCGCATCATCTCGCCAAGGATGGCTGGGTTATTCCGCTTGATCACCCGTTCTGGGACACATGGTCGCCGCAAAATGGCTGGGGCTGTACGTGCAAAAAATTCGCGATTTCCGCCCGTGATGTGGAACGCATGGGGCTGACGATCATGAAGGAGGCCCCGGACATTCCGATGGTGACTAAAACCATTGGCGTGAATGGTCCCAGTCCGCGTGAGGTGACTTTACCTGAAGGGATTGATCCGGGGTTTGAGCATCGGCCCGGTGCGGGGCGCATAAGATCGATGTCGCCGCCCGAGATTGAGCAGCCGTTGAAATCTGTCCCCGGTCGCCACTTCCCGGACCGGGGTGCGGTTGATGCCTTACCCGATGCGCGGGATTTTACCGGTGCGTTGTTGGAGAATGGTCTGGCACCGGAGGCTTATATTGACAGCTTTTTGAAGGAATTTGGCGCAACGACGGACGCTCCGAAAGTATTTTTCGATGCGGCGGGCGAACCGTTGGCGATTTCTGACGCGCTGTTTCGTCATTCGGGGACAGGCAAACTGAAAGTCAGTAAGCGCGACCGCGCCCGGTTTTTGCCGATGCTGGCCAAAGCAATCAAGGAGCCTGACGAGATATGGATTGCGGGGGAATATCATCAGGCAATAAACAAGCCGGTTTTGCGGCGGCGTTATGTTGCCCGTTTTTTGATTGAAGGGGAAGCCCAGCCCGGTCTTGCCGTGTTTGAATGGGGACGAGACGGTTGGGCCGGTGTGACGACGTTTCAGACGGTAGAAGATTATTTGCGAGAGTTTCGAGCGGGTATCCGGCTTTATCGACGGATCACTGTGTAAATTCGATTATTATGTTTGACTTGCGCTAATAGAAGGTAAGGTAACGTGAGAAGGATATTATATAGGAGGAAAATGTGTCATCGAAATTTTATAATCCACCAGCTTTTTGTCTGGTTCATGGTCTTTTTCCCTGCAAGGGAATTGCATTAGAAGAAGGCTCTGGCGAGGGGACGTTTTTAGGAAACACAACTGTGTGTCCTCAATGCGGTCGAACTGCTGAAATTATTCCTGGACAATACGATGCTTCAACTGGTGGCTTAAAGATCAGAATTGATCCAAGCATTTCGGCAGATGCATTAGTCGCTATCAGGAACATCGCTGAACGCTTAAAGCGCGATGAAATTACGCCGGAGGAAGCCGAGCAAGAAGCCGCTAAAATATCGCCTGCTGCAGCAAACCTTTTCAATTTGGGAAAATTTCCTAAATCAATCCGCGATACCATAATCAATGCGATAATAACCAGTGCAATTACCCTCGGTGGAAATGCACTGCTTGATTCAGGTTCCACGTACAACGTGACTAATAATATAAATATTATTAATGTAGTTGCTGAACCAAAAAAATGGAATCCCGCGGATTTAGTCCGCAATACAAATATGCCCAAACCGAGGTTGAAACCCAGTTTGGGAAATTATAGCAAGATTTTGCATAACAGCTCGTCGTTAGCCGGTATCCCGCGACCAAGAACCAAACCTCTACGCACGCAATAGAAAACCACGCCGCTGACCCGTCGTGGTTTGCCAGAGCATGGGATTGGAGGTCTGGTCAGAGACTGCCTGCCCTATGGCGCTAGGATAATTATAGGAGACAGACATGGCCGGGGCAAGTTTAGAATTTGACTTCACACTGGATGATCGCGAAGCCCAAAGGCGGTTTCGGCAGTTGATTGCGCGCGGTGAAAACCTTGCCCCGTTATTGGCAGATATTGGTGAATATCTTGATCTGGCGCATCGCGAACGCTGGGATCACCAGACATCGCCCGACGGCGAGCCGTGGAAGCCCCTGAAGGCATCGACTGTAAAGCGCAAGCAGCGCAAAGGCCGTGATCGCGGCATTCTGATTGAAAGCGGCGATTTACGCGATTTGCTGCGCTATCAGATCACGGGTAATGAGCTGGCATTTGGCACCGACCGGATTTACGGCGCGACCCAGCAATTTGGCGATGAGGATCGCGGCATCCCGGCGCGCACCTGGCTGGGTTTTTCGTCCGAAGATATTTCGGTGATTGAGGATATTGTGAAGGACTATATCGGGCTTTAACAACATCTCTGACCAGCGTTCCGATTTTTCGCCCGTGGTGCGTTTTGGCATTAAAGCTGCCCCGTTGTGGCTCTGAAAGCGGGTGCGTCGCCTGATATAGCTCTTAAAACCTCTTAAATGCCTCTTAAACTTCAAGGGGCGGTCGGGTTCGCTCCTGTTTGGCGGTCTTGCGTTAAAGGGCGATCCGGGGTAGCGTCAGTCCTGCCTTGAAAGGCACTTTCCCCAAAATCATCAAAACCGGCATTGAGGGCGCAACCTTACGCCCTTATGACCTGTGCGCGTTTGACCGAAGATGTCGGCATGAAAACGCATCAGCTATCCAAAAAACATATGCCGAAGATCGCCATTTGTGCCGTGTCGCTTGACCGGACGCAGGGTGATTTAAAGCGTCTGATGCCTGCGGGCACATTCTCCGCTCCGCGCGGGGCAATGTCTGGTCAGGGGCCGTGGCATCTTGACCAGGCATCGGCTGCTGTGCTGATCGCAAATGCGCAAAACCGTTCGACCAATATCGTGATCGATTACGAACACCAGACCCTGATGTCGGCACAAAACGGAAAACCGGCCCCTGCGGCGGGCTGGGTTGACCCGAAAACGCTGGAATGGCGTGAAGACGGCCTTTATGGCGCGGTCAAATGGACAGCTGCGGCACAGGCGATGGTCGATGCGGATGAATATTTGTATCTGTCGCCGGTCTTTCCCTATGACGGGAGCGGCACCCCGCTTGACCTGTTGCAAATTGCACTGACGAACACCCCGGCCATTCACGGGCTGGATCAGCGGGCGCTAGCGGCAGCCCGTGCGGCCCTTCCCTTTGATATCGAACATTCCCAAACGGAGACCGATGAGATGGACCTCAAAATCCTGCTCGAAGCCCTTGGGCTTCCCGAAGATACCACCGAAGCCAATGCCATCAAGGCGGTTGCGGCCCTGAAAACCGGCAATGACCAGATGGCCGCCCTGCGGGCCGAGCTTGGCCTGAAAGACGGCGAGGACGCCAAACCGGCGATTGCCGCGTTGAAAGCCGCACCGGCTGTGGGTGTTCCCCAACCGGTCTATGACGAACTGAAAGCCCAGTTGGCCGTGCTGAAGGCAAGTGGTGAAAAAAGTGAGCGGGACCGCCTTATTGAAGAAGGTGTTGCCGATGGCCGCATTGCCGGTAAGGCGACAGCTGACTGGCTGCGCGGCCAGACCGTTGCGGTTTTGAAATCGCATCTGGCGGACGCGGCCCCGCTTGCGGCCTTAAAGGGGCTTCAGACGGCAGGCAAGGCCCCGGAAAAGAAAGCAACGGATGGCAACGGCCTGAATGATGCGGATCTGGCTGTTTGCAAGCAGATGGGTCTTTCCCCCGAAGATTACGCCAAAGCGAACGCCTCGTAAGGCGCTCCGGGTTTTAACAGCTAAAGCGGAAAGGATTTGATCATGACCGCAGCAACCAAAAACACAAATACGCCGCATCGCCTTGGTCTGTCACGCGGCTATGGCATGGCGGCGGCCACCCACGCCTACGCAGGCACGATTGCGGTTTTGAATGGCGGGTTTGTCGAACCGGCCACCACAGCCACCGGCCTGATCGCGGTTGGGGTGTTTAGCGCTGAATGTGACAACTCGGCAGGTGGCGATGGCGACATGGTCGCGGCTGTTGAACGCGGTATTTACCGCTTTGCCAACTCAACCTCGACCGATGCGATCACGACCGGCGACATCGGCAAGGCTTGCTACGCGGTCGATGATCTGACGGTCGCAAAGACCAGCGGCACAAGCACGCGCAGTATTGTCGGCATTGTCGACGATGTCGATGACAGCGGTGTCTGGGTCCTGGTCGATCCGACCAGCGGCGTCCTGGCGTAATCGATTACCCCCCGAAAGGATCTTTATTATGGATTTAACGACCTCCAATCTTGAAGCGGTTTTCAAGGGCTATAAAACCGCGTTTCAGGCCGGTTTTTCCTCGCTTGGTGCTGAAGAAGATGTTGCGGCGATGATTGCAACGCCGGTGCCGAGCACGACGGCGGTGGAAGTTTACCCGTGGCTGAAATCGCTGCCCGATATGCGCGAATGGGTGGGTGATCGGGTTATTCATTCACTGGAAGCCGCTGACTTTTCGATCAAGAACCGCAAGTTCGAACTGACCGAAGGTGTTTTGCGCGACAAACTCGACGATGACACCTATGGGCTGTACGCTCCGCTGTTTCAGGAAATGGGCCGCTCGGCCAAGGCGCATCCGAACAAGCTGCTGGTTGAGCTGATCGAGGCCAACCCGCTTTGTTATGACGGGCAAAACCTGTTTGATAGCGATCATCCGGTGCTTGATGCAGATGGTAAGGAAACCAGCGTTTCGAACGACATGGGCGGTGCTGGTGCCGCCTGGTACGTGCTGGATCTGTCGCGCTTTATCAAGCCGTTCATTTTTCAAAAACGCCGCGATTATGACTTCCGTTCGATCACGAACCTTAATGATTCGAACGTCTTTATGACCGACAAATTCATGTATGGCGTTGATGCCCGTGTGAATGTCGGCCCCGGCCTCTGGCAGTTGGCCGTGCGCAGCAAGCAGACACTGAATGCAGAAAACTATGAACTGGCCCGTCAGCGCCTTCAGGGAATGCTAGGCGATCATGGTCGCCCGCTGGGCCTTGCCCACACCCATACGATGGTGCCAAGCACGCTTGAAGGGGCTGCGCGCAAGGTGATTGGCAATTCGCTGGCCGCCGGTGGCGAAACCAACGAATGGTTCAATACCTCCAAAATCATTCTTAACCGCCGTCTTGCTGCGGCCTAGACCGGCATCCTGACGGGATGGCGAGAACATACAGGAGAGTGACATGGCAGCGCGCAAAAGCGGGAATGCAGCACCGAAGGCAGCCGCGCCTTCGGCAGAAACGGAACAAAAGGAAGCCGGGCAAACGGCTTCCGCTGTTCCGGCCCAGATGAACCAGGGCGATGACCAGACTTTGGTTTTACCCGATGAAATCACGGTCAAAACCCGGCGGGGTTTAACAACGTTTCGCCGGGCTGGCCTGCGCTTTGGCAAGGAGCCGGTGGTGCTCAAGACTGCCGATCTCAGCGACGAGCAGATTGCGGCCATCCTTGGTGAACGTAACCTTGTGGTCGCGGAGGCCTGACCATGCCTTATGTCAGCGCAACCGACCTTGGCAACCGGATCGGGATCGATCAACTAACCCGTCTTTCGGATCGCGATGGTGACGGGGTGGCTGATACCGGCGTGATCGATGCGGCGATTGCCGAGGCCGACGGGGTGATTGATGGATATCTGGCAGGTCGTTATGACCTGCCGCTTTCCAGTCCACCGGCCCTTCTAACCACCGTTGCCTGTGATTTGATCCTGTATGCGCTGCATCCGTGGGGCGCACCGGAAGATATTCGCAATCGCCGCAATGATGCGATCAAAATGCTGGAATCAATTGCGAACGGTAAACTGGTTCTTGATGGTCGCACACCCAGCACAGACACCCCGCAATGGGGCGATGCGCTGCCGGTTATGACCGATCCGCGCAAGATGGGGTTTTGAGATCATGACAGACCCGGCCCCGTTGATCCGCGCCCGGTTGAAAGCCGAAATTCCCGCGCTTCGCGCGGTGCGTGGCACGGTCGATTTTGCCGCGATCGGGCGCAACCTGATCACGTTTCCAGCGGCATTTGTTTTTCTGGCGGCGGATAGTGCCTCGGCAAACAGCCGTGCGGTTGGTGCATTCGTTCAAAACGTGACCGGGGATGTTGCTGTGGTGCTGTGTGTGAAGGGTGCGAACGATCCGACCGGCGAAAAGGCATCGGACGAACTGGAAGATTTGCGCGCCAAAATCCGCACTACCCTGATCGGCTGGGAACCGGGCAATGGATTTGATCCGGTCGGCCTGCGGCAGGGAAAACTGCTGGGGTTCAAGGATGGCATTGCCTTTTGGCAGGACACGTACCAGGCGCGCGACGAATTTCGCGCCTGATGATTTTCAAGGAAAGGAGCCGGTCATGAAGGGCGGACGATATCAAAAGGACAAGAAAACCGGCGCGGTCACACGGACCGAGCATATGGGCAAACCGGTGGCCTCTGAAAAAATTCAGCCGGCTGCGAAGCCTGCCAAGGACAAGGAGTAGGTTCGATGAGCCTCAAATGGCGCAAGACAGTTATTCTGGCCAAGCTGGAAACCACCTATGGCACCGATGCAGCCCCGACCGGGGCGGCCAATGCCATTCAGATTTCGGAAGCCACGGTGACGCCGCTGGCGGGTGATGAAGTTGAGCGCGGGTTGCTACGGCCAACGTTGGGTGCCGACCCGTCGGTGCCGGTGAATACACACGTCACTTGCGATTTTACCGTGGAAATTGCCGGGTCTGGCGCTGCCGGGACGGCTCCCGCCTTTGGTCCTTTGTTACGGGCCTGCGCGATGGCCGAAGTGGTCGATGCCGGGGTGAGCGTTGCTTACAATCCGGTGTCGGAAGATGAAGAGTCGGCCAGCTTGTATTTCAATCGTGATGGCAATCTGTTCAAACTGGTTGGTTCGCGGGGCAATGTCACTGTCGAAATGAATGCCAACAATCTGCCGGTGTTTAAATTCAGCTTCGTCGGGTTGTGGACACAGCCCGCGTCAGCAGCCCTGCCGACAAGTGATTTCTCGGCCTTTATCCCGGCTTTGCCCGTCAACAATGCCAACACACCGACCTTCACCCTGCATGGCTTTAGCGCTGTTGCAACGGCATTCACGTTTAACCTCGGTAATACGATCAATCACCGGGACCGCATGAATTCCGAGGAAGTCAAGTTTTCCGACCGCAAGATGAGCGGGTCCGTCACCTTTGAAGAACCGCTTATCTCGGCCAAGAATTTTTACAGTCTGGTCAAGGCTGCAACCCTTGATGCGCTGCAACTGGTTCATGGCACCAATGCGGGCAATATCGTGACCATCGACATGCCGAAAGTTCAGCTTAAAACGCCGAGCCAGAGCAATGAGGATGGCACCGTCATGATGGCGCTGACTTTGACGCCAACGCCGGATGCGGGTGACGACGAAATCACTCTGACTTTTACCTGACATTCACCTGATTTAACGGCCTCTCATTGCCCTTTGAGAGGGCTTTGAGACGGCTTTTACGGAGTTTCCAAAATGAGTTTTATTCTTCGCGAGAACCACACCTTCAAACGCAAAATCGACGTCAAGGTGCCGACCGATACCGGTTTCAAGGCCGAGAGCTTTACCGCCACCTTTGCTGCCATCAATAGCGATGAAGCCAAAGAGCTTTATGAAGGCGAAGATACCAACAAGGACCGCGTCTTGCTCGATCGCGTTTTTGTCGGTTGTGAGGGTATCAAGGACGAAGACGACAACGATGTTGCTGACACGGCTTCCCTGCGCGAAATGCTGGCAAAAATCCCCTATGTCGCCCTGCCTTTGATCACCGAATTCTGGAAAGGACTATCGGGGCAAAAAACAAAAAACTGATCGATGCTGCGCGCTATTGGGCGGCGGGCGCGCAGCATTCAACAGAAGACACCGACACCCTGATTGACGATATGCGCGCCTGGGGCGCGTCAGAGGAACAGATCAGCCAATGGCTTTCACAGCAACAAAAACAGTCACAGGAATTTGCCGTGCGGCCCGAAAACTGGGCGGCGGTCGAGCTGTTTTTAGTGGCTGCGACGCAATGGCGGCTGGCGGCCAATGGTGCACCTTACGGGCTGGATTATCCGGGGGTCGAACAGGCCGCGAGATGGGCGAAAGTAAAAATCACGCCCGAGCTGTTCGCCGATTTGCGGATTATGGAACAGGCCGCCATTGGCCGGTTTGCGGAGTTGCGCGGGAGGTAGGTCATGAGTGATCTGATTATCACCGCACGTTTGCGCGCCGATGCCCGTGGGTTTATCGGCGATTTGCGGTTATCGCGTGCCGAGCTTGACCGGCTGACCGATAGCTCTGGTCGCGCCGGGCGGGGCCTTGATCGGTTGTCCGCGCAAGGCAGCAATGTGAGCGGCATGTTTTTGAACATGCGCAATGCGATTGCAACGCTGGGTCTTGGTCTTTTGGTGCGCGATATCTATCAGACCGGCAATGCCTTTGAGGGTTATGAAAGCACCTTGCTCTCGGTTGCAGGCACGCATCAAAAAGCTGCTGCTGAAATGGATTATGTACGGGCCCAGGCAGACCGGCTGGGGCTGGCGCTCGCATCCACCACCGACCAATATAGTCAGGTTGCGGCAGCAGCCAAAAGCACCGTTTTGCAAGGGCAACCGGCACGCGACATTTTTGAGGCTGTGTCGGAATCGATGGTGGTTTTAAACAAATCATCTGCCGATACCCAGGGCGCGTTAACCGCAATCACGCAGGTCATGAGCAAAGGCACCGTTCAGGCCGAAGAGTTGCGCGGCCAGTTGGGTGAGCGCATTCCCGGTGCGTTTCAGATTGCGGCGCGGGCGATGGGGGTCTCAACGCAAGAACTGGGTAAGATGCTGGAACTTGGTCAGGTGACAGCCGAGGATTTCCTGCCGAAATTTGCTGCTGAATTGCGCAAGACCTATGGCGAAGCCTTACCATCGGCGACACGACGCGCGAGTTCCGAATGGAACCGCATGATGAACGTGATTACAGATCGCTCTAACACCGTCTACACGTCGGGCTTTGGCGCGACACTGGCCAAAGAAATTCGCGATATCACGGCTTTGCTCAAAGGTCCCGAGCTTGAACAGGCCGCAACCAGCTTTGGCGAACTGCTGGCACAGGGCACGGCACTGGCCAGTGACGGGTTGCAGTTCGTAATCCGCAACGGGGATCAGGTATTAGCGGTGCTGGCGGGTATCGCAGCGGTTAAAACCGCGTCCACCCTGATTAGTATTGGCAGTGCGGCTTTACGGGCAGCGGCAGGGCTGGCCGCCTTTGCCTTCACACCGGTCGGGGCAATTGCGATTGCGCTGGGGGTGGCAACGGCGGCATTGGTCGCATTTCGCAACGAGACGGTGACAGTTCACGGACAGACGGCAACGGTGACAGATTACCTCGCGGCAAGCTGGGGTTATGTTGCTGAAGCCGTCACGACCGCGTGGGAGGCGGTTGAAAGCTATGTTCGCAGCAACTGGGATCAGGAGCTGTTTACTTCCATTCGACAGGTGGGGACTGCCTATAAGGATTTCTACAATTCGGTGATCGGCTTTTTTGTCTCCATCCCGGAGATTTCCAGGATCGGCGCAAGCGGCCTTGCCAATGCCTTTGACAGTGCCATTGATTATGTCCTGGGCCTTTTCACC